TTCTGAATAATATTGGATTATTAAGTAGTATCTTTATTAACAAGATGTTTAATAATTACATCCAGATCATCTTTTGATACTTTTCCTTCTTTAATGTAGTTTGATATAGTTACATTATCGATTTTTCCTGAACTGATATCATCAACAATTTGCTTATGAAAATCACTCAGTTCTTTTTGTGTTTCAAATCCTTCGCGAGTATAATATCGGGTGTATATGTAATAAGTTAGGACAATTGCCAAAAGTATTAAAAGAACATATAATGCGATGTAATAAGAATTCTGTTTCATTCTTCTCTTATGTTATAAAAAAATATTGGCGAATAATAGACGATATGACAGAATTAAACCAAGCTTATGGTGATTTTGAAGAAGAAACATACGCCCCTCCAAACAATAATTTTGAGGAAAAAAATGAACAAAAACCAGTAATGAAATTAAAGTTGAATACCCAACCACAAGAACAACAATATGTTCCTAAACAAGAATATCCCATGCAAGAATTTGCAGTTCCACAACAAAATGCTCAAGTACAAAGAAGAAACCCTACTTATTCATTTTGGGACAGAATGGCAATGAAAAGACCAGATGTTATAAAACTTGTTATATTTTCATTGGTTATAGTTCTGGCGATAACAATTTATAAATTGGGAACACATTATATGACAAAATACATTTCAGATAATGTTTTGACCGATTTCCAAGAATTTATGGTAAGATTGGCATATCCAGTTTTGGTATTTTTGATACTATGGGTAGCAAAATCAATGTAAATATTAAATTTTAATTGATTTCATTCAAACCAATACTTTTTTTCAACATATCAACAATAATTTGTTTTTGATGATTTGTAATTTTGACATTATAGTCATAAAGAATATCATTCAATTGTTTTTGTGTCAAAATATCAACATATTTGTAAATAAACTCTTCTGCTTCAATAAAATTTGAAAAGAATTTGTTCTGTGACATCATTTCATCGGAATAAGCAAACACTTTGGTGTTATCAATTTTCAAATTTTTTATTTTTTTATGAAATTCCTGTTTGAAGACATCGATCTCTTTTTCAACCAATTGAATGGACATATCTTTATATTTATATGAGATAATCAATTTTTACTATTTTTACTTTGTTTTTTTAAAATCATGTTATTCAAAGATATAATAATATCACGTTTTGATAAACTTTTTGGACCAGTTACATCATTGCTTGATTTCAAATTTATATTTGATAACAGTTTCTTATCCTCTTCATCGTCTAGTTTTACAAAATAATGAGAGTTCTTGTTTTTTCTTTGTAAATCATCGGTAAAAATACGACCAGTATTGTATCCTACGCGTCGTATTGCAATATTTGCATTGGAAGGATTATTAGTAAAAGAATAAAATTTTGGTTTTTCTTTTGGTAAGATTTTTCTCAAAGTATTTTGTTTTTTCCATATTTGACAAACACAATTTACATTGTATGGTTCGTTGGATTTCAGAAAAGAATTTTCGGGCAAATTGTATGAATAAATTAAATGAAAATTTAAAGGAACTGTTTTTTTCATACTTGATTTGTTGAAACTTTTTGGTAATATAAAACAAAATGTGTCGCAAAATCTACAAGCATGCTTGATAAATGCTATAGCGGTTGAAGATTTGAATCCGAAAGGGGGATTTCCCAAAACATGGATTTTGTTGATGTTCTTGTTTTTGCAAATATCTTGTTTAGCAACTTTTAAAAAATCACATTGCTGTACTTCTTTGTGTTCTGGAGAAATATCTATAAAAAGTCGTTTTTTGCACATTTTTTTCAGAGGTTTTATAAAAGATCCATTGCCTGCACTTGGTTCGATAACAATATCATTGTCGTAATCTATTTTTATCTTCTTTGAAAAAATAGAACAACATTTATTGGCAATTTCTTTTTTTGTATAATATTTATCAAGATATTCTCTCATATTTAATAAAAACAAATAATATATTTTTTAAGAACAATTATATGAACAACCTACAAATGCCATTTTGTAGACAGGTATGTTACTACTTTGCAAGTTGATATATTCCTCATTACCTATGATTGATCCGTCTGAATTCAAATATTTCACTTCATATTCTTTGGTGTCTTCTAAATTTGAAGAATTTATCGATTTTGGTTCAAAATCACAATCCATTGTTATTTTTCCGACAGTATAATTACATACAATGTCATTATCTTGTTTCATTCCTATACCAGAAATAGGACTAGTTGTTATAAAATCACCCGATTCAAGAACTCCGTTATAATTACATACCCATATTCCTCCTTCTCCACTTCCTGCAATATGTAATCTTCTATCGTACTCTTCTTTCTTTACAGGAAATGATAAATTTCCACTGATTTCATTTCTTTCGTGTTCATCTGTTCCTTCGACTTTCGCTATGACACCAAACACTGATTTGTCATATGCTTTTGAAGACAAAGAAATAACAGGTAAAAAATCCCATGATTTTCTATCAAAATGTTTTGCAATGTTAGATGGACTATATATAGAATTCATAGAAGAAAATTGTTGTTCTGATGCAGATACAATATATCCAATGTATTTATTATCATATATATTGTCAGTTGATGCTTTGCAATGATGAACTCCTGTAAAATTTGTATATACAGAATCTGAATATTGTGCAGAACCATACATTTTTGCACGTAGTAACCAAGTATTACCATTATTTGTGCTTTCAAAATATAAATCATTGTTTCCATCATCTGACGAATATATTCTCCATTTATTGTCATCGCTTCCGATAATCATCTTTTTATTGATTATGGTATCCTTACTTTCGACACTATGCGAAGAAACGATATCTCCAGAATAGGTTATAACATTACCCTCGTTCAAAAAAATTCCTTTATTGTATGGATTATCAAAATTATTGATATTTATATTATATGGGGAAATATTTATAAGATCTCTTGTGACAATTCCTGTCAATGAAGTAGTCCATAATAGTAAAGACGACGATAAAATAGAAGACACTTCTTTGTCGTCAATTTTGAATTTGTGTCCATTAATTAGATTTAAATTTTTGTCTATATTTAATTGTCCTGCATCCCAAGAGAAACCATCGATATTGTCTTGTTTAGATTTTAGTTTATCCGAAAGGGTGTTTATATCATCTATGCTACTATGTTTGTGAACCGAAGGAGTAAATTGAGAAGGGATGTTATCTAAATCTTGAAAAGATAGTTTGTTATTCGATGTTTGAAAATTAAACCCTTTATCAATATTTACAATACCACCAACATCTAATGAATATACAGGAATTGTATTTTTGTTAATACTAATTTTACCTGTCGATGATATAGTAACAGCATTTTTGTTTGATTGAGATTTAAGTTCTAATATATTTGCATTATTTGTATCAGATGCAGTAATATTTAAACATGGTGTTGTTGAATCACTAGATGAAATTATTTCCACCTTATTTGTTTTATACACATCTGTTTCCACAGTAAATGTATCTCCTTTTACCAGAAGATTGCTAGTTGTCAACGATCCATCAATAATTAAATTTCCATCATAAACATTATTTACAATAAATTTGTTTGTTATTCCTTTAGGAAATTCTTTTGATAATTCATCGATGTTCATACCATATAGTTCATCAATGTTAAATACAGTGCCGTTACCTATGTTAAATAGTATTTTTTCTGTGGAATTACTGAAGTTTACTGCTACAACTTCAATTAAATTTTGTGATTTTGTTTCTGCATTATTTAAATAATCTTGAACATCTTCAATACTATCAATTATTGGTTTGTCTAGACCATCTAAAAGTGCAAGTTTATCAGAACCTACACTCAATGATTCTGAACCCACAGTGAGTTTGTAATCAGCACCTACGAACATGCATAAATCAGTAGAAAGCGATGTATTATCTGAAACTAAACTTGACGCCGCTCCTGTTATTTTATGCTGTTTTAAATCATATAATTCTTTAATTTTTTCAACATTATTTGAAGTAATACTCGAATATGTATATAGATCATATATATTAGTAGTCGTAAACATCAAGTATTGCTATTAAATAAGAATATTAATAATTTAGGAACAATGATAAGAACATCCAATAAATGCAACTTTATGACAACCTTCTATATTCGAAGAATACTCTGATATATCTATGAAAGTGTTGTCTGAATTTATATATTTCATTTCGTATTCGGGTTCATATACTATTTCCCCATTATCATCAAGTAGTTCTTCGTAAATATATTTTCCTGTGTTGTCCTTCAAACAAATACGTTCGAAAAATATTGGTTCTTTGTCGCTGACAATAATATTTGATGACGATGTAGAAATATTTGATGATATATCTGATTTCATAATAGTGTCTATGACAATATTTGATGTTGCAATAACTTTTACAGGAAGGATTTTTGGATTAAAATCACAATTCATTGTTGCTTTTGCAACTGTATAATTATGTTGTATGTCATCGGATTGTTTCATTCCAAATCCACCGATTGAACTAGATGATATATAATCTCCGGATTCTATGTTTCCGTTACAATCACATACCCATATTCCTCCTTCTCCTACTCCGGCAATATGAAGACGTCTATCAAATTTTTCCTTATCATAGTAGTGTGTTATAAAACCTGTTTGTATTTCTCTTTGTGGAGCATCAACATCTTCTATTTTTGTTATCACACCAAATACATCTTTATCATTTTCTTTAGAAGTTAAAGTAACTATAGGAAGACAATCCCACTCAGACTTGTCGATGTTTCTTTGTATATTTGCTTTATCATAAACAGAATTAAGTTTTTGATATTTATTAGTGGATGATACTATCATCCCTATGTATTTGTCATCGTACAATTCTTCTTTTTCTGCTTTGCAGTGATGTATACCTGTGAAATTAGTGTAACTCCCATCTCCTGATGCAGAAATAGCAGAGCGAGGTATCAGACTATTTCCATTATCATGGGATGTTGAAAAGACCAAATCATTACCCGAAGTAGATTGTGATACCTTCCAACTTTTATTTGATATATCTGTAGTATACTCTTGTAAATGACCCCAGAATTCCAATTCATAAAATTGAACACGATTGGCGCCAAAATTTTTGTTACATACTAACATATAATATCTATATGATGTTTGTTGTAAAATAATGTATGAATATGGTGTCGTTTGAGAACCATCTCCGTTAGCACTTCCTGTATATATGTCTGTCCAACCATTATTTTCATTTCCATATTCGAAACTTGTGGAAGAATTTGAAGCAAATATTTTAAATTCTTTAGGAGTTCTATAAGTCGCATTCAAGTCTAACCGCGGGTATATTTTAATATTATTTAATATTATTTGTTCTCCCAAATCAATCATAATAAATTCTCCATCGTAACCAGTAACTTTTTGTAATGTTGCAATGCCAGTGTCTATATTATAAGTAGCATTGCTCGCCCATCCTTTATTGGGTGTGTCAGGAAAATTTCTAAATGAACTATAAAATGATTCATCGGATCCTCCAAACTCTGATGAACCTGTGCATCTTACTGTGATTCCTGACCCGTCTGGATAATCGAAACTATTAGCATCCATGGGATATCTGGGAAATTTTGTGAGATTGAATGGACGTTGTTCATAACCATATAATTCCATTTCTGATATTTTTGTAGTCATCGGCATAGACGATTCATATGTTGATTGTACAACCAATGTAAAATATCTGCATGACTTTGGTGCTTCTGATAATTGATATGTAACTTCTGTTGAAGGTGCTGATACACTTGACTCAGTGTGATCAAGCAATAACATATAATTATCATTATTGGTCACAGTCCATCTGATTATAACGACACCACTTCCGCCTGCACCAGATATTCTATTATCATAGCCATTATCATTATATCCACCACCGCCACCACCACTTCCTGTACCATCTATGCCATTTGTAGCTGATATGATTGAAACTGAAGAAGATGACAATTTATTATTTGCGCCACTTCCACCAATTCTTGTTGTTCCATTGCCTAAACCTCCTAAACCATAGCCAGCATCTCTATTAGTTCCTCCTCCACCTCCTGCAGCATAGTACATTGAAGAACCTGTTATTGTATTTTGAATACCATTACGTCCATTATGTCCGTCTGGATTTATTGTTCCTACTGTTCCCATTCCTCCTCCTCCAGAACCTCTATATTGGTCATCATCATCTGCCGTACCACCTATTGTTGTTCTACCATCATTGCCTCCTGATATATAAGACACGCCGTCCCAATATGTATTTCCTTGTATTGAATTTCCACCATTTGTTATTGTATTATAATCATCTCCAGAACCTCCCCCAGAACCTCCATCGTTTCCTCGTCTTGTAGATTGAAAAGAACCTCCTCCGCCGCCACCGTACCCAATTAATGTAATACCATCTGTAATAACATACTCATCTGTTGATGTTAATTTAATCCAACTATTTTCTCCGTTATTACCAACTTGAGCACCAGAACTACCGTTTTGTATATCTCCTCCTTTACCAATACCAATAGTATATTCGCCAGCAGATATGATGTTATTGACTGTATACACAATACCTCCAGCACCACCACCTCCACCAAGATTAGTTCCTCCACCTCCTCCACCACCGACGA